ACGAACCAGCGTCAGTAGACCGCTGCCACTGGTAGCTGATCGGATTGCCGCCTACCAGCGTCGCGTTAACAGTCAAATTCGCTGATCCGAATGTTGACGCAACACTGCCCGTGAATCTCGACCCAGCCGGGCCGTTTATAAACAACACGTCGTTTGATTGCGGAATACCGATTGCAGCCGTGGGCGAATTGCCGGGGAGCGTGCGCAGCGTCCACGACTGCCCATCCGGCGAGGTGGCAACTTGATTGCCAGCCCACGCAAAGAATAGCCCTTTGCCGCATGACAGGGACGAGGCATTGATCGGCAACGCGACTTGCTGCCAAGCCGCTCCGTCGGAAGTCCACGCAGCGAGGTTGGCAGGGCCGGAATCTCCATAGTGAAGAAGCTGCACTGCTCTCGTTCCATCGCTCACTGGATTTAAGCTCTGCTGCAACGCTCCTTGAAGGTCGGATTTTGGAGGCAGCCCAGAAATGCTTGGTGTCTCCCACGATATGCCGTTAGCAGAGCGTATAATCCGCGCTTCTTTCTTGCCCCCAAAAAATACGATTTTGCCGTTCAGCAAAAACGAGGCACGCACAAGGCTATAGTCAGTCTCGTTTGTATTCCCGCCGTTGAATGTTGCAGGTAAAGTTGCGCGCTGTGTCCAGCTAACACCATCGGCAGATGTATAGATCGCACCATTCGCGTCGGTGTATACCGTTGCTCTGCCGGGGACGGCAGCCGCAAACATGCCAGCGGTCGGCGACCACACGACGTGACCAAGACCTTCGATTGAGGCAGCGGTGAGGGCAGAAGTGTTTGCGCTTGATCCGTAATACGTTGTGCCTCGCGGCTCATCTACAGAGGTGGTGTTGTCGAAGTTCACCACAACTGTGCCAGTTGTCACGACAAAACGAGTGCCGTTGTCTGCGACAGCAAAGCCCGGTCGGTCGCCGGAAAACGCCAACGACTGCAATCGACTCCACGTCGCACCATTGTCGTTTGACAAACCTAGCCCGGCGTATGGGCTTTGAGGGCTCATCGTCAAAATTGACGAACCGGCGACTCCCAGCCTTGAGAACGTATTCGCCAGATTGTGCGTAATGCTGGATGTACTCCCAAACGTCACGCTAATCGGTAGGTTGACCGTCTGGTTCTGTGGATTAAGCGAGAAAATAATCGACGGAATCTCGCCAACGTAATTTCCGCCATCCACGGCGTCGTTTTCGCCCAGCCCGCCACTGGCCGCAATCGTCAGCGTGCTATTGCCCGGCGTGATCGTGACGTTGCCACCCGCCGCGAGCGTCAGCCCGCCCGTGAGGTTGTTGAGCGAGGTCACGTATGGGTGGTTGTGCGCCGCAGCAGCCGCCCCCAGCGTCGAGAGGGATGGCAGGTTGTGCGTGTGGTCGGCCCTGGCTGCGAGATTGCTAGAGCCCGCCGCAGCCGTGCCCAGATTCGATGGCGTGGCGTCGGAGAGCGTGGCACCTGAGCCGCCGCCAGAGCCAGCCGCACCCTGCGGGATGCCAAACGCCAGGGCGACGTTCGCGCCACCGTTGCTCGTCGTCGCCGTGACTGTGGCATCGGAGCCAGCGGAGAGCGTCGTGGCGGAAGCTGAGAACGTCGGCGTAATGCCGTTGGTTCCGTTCGTCCCCGGCGTGCCAGCGGGAACCCCGAACGCCAGCGTCAGCGTCGATCCGTTCGCCGTGCCGCTCACGGTCGCATTGCTGCCAGCGGCAAGTGTGGTCGTATTCCCTACGACCACATTCGTCGCCGGGCCGGCAGGGATGCCGATGTCGAGCTTGGCGGCGAATGCCGTGCCCGCGTCATTTTTGACGTACGCCGCTTGCCCTGCCGCCAAGGTCGTGGTCGAGTTGATCGTCAGCGTGCCAGACACGACCGTAGCGTTGCCGGGCGAGATCGTGCCGGTAGACACGTTGACGGCACCACCATTGCCAACAGTGGCGTTGACCGTCGATCCGTTTGACACGGAGACGTTCGCTGCACCGGCGTTCGTAACTGTGACGTTGATGACGCTCATGGAGCCTTCGGGATGAAGTCACCGCTGACGACCGTACGAGTCACGCCGGCAGGAGTCACGTAGCGAACCCAGTGCCGATAGCGAATGGCTGGCGATAGCGTGATTGTCTGCGCCTCGCTCGCACCCCACGACAGAGTGCCGGCGGCAGCATTCACTACCGTGATGGTTGGCGTGATCGCCGTGGCACCGACCGCATTGATCGTGCCGCCGCCACCACCGAAGAAGCCGTTGGTGGAGACGACGTAGACGCCAGCCGTGAACTGATAGCCCGTCACGTCCACGTCTAGGTCAAGCGTGAAGTTGACTTCGTCAGCGACCACGAACTCAACCGTTAGGTCGCCAGGAAGCTGAGAAAACGTCGGCATGCGTCACGTCCTTCGTTGCGGCATTGTCGCCGGATGTTCTTGTTTTCAGACCGGCTCGGTCAGTACGTGCCGCCGTCAAGCGTGCTGTTGGGATCGAGGTAATCAGTTCCGGCCACCGCTGCCGAAAAAGCGCTTGTGCCGTTCCCCTTGACCAACCCTGTCAGAGTGGTAGCTCCAGTGCCGCCGTGTGCAACAGCAACCGCAGTGCCCTGCCACGTTCCGCTAGAAATGGTGCCGACGCTCGTCAGGCTCGACGCAGTGACGCCAGACCCGAGCGTGGACGACGACAGGACAGACGTGCCGTTGATGTAGTACGCCTTGCCGCTGGCGACGTCGATGTGCTCGCTCGACGTCCAAGCGTCCGTGGCATCAACCCAGTTCCAAGTGTGGTCCGTGCTGCCCTTGACCGTGATGCCAGCACCATCGGCGGTCGTGTCGGTTGGATTTGTGACCTTCGCAAGCTCGATGTTTTTGTCAGCGACGGCCAGCGTCGTGCTGGAAATCGTCGTGGTCGTGCCGTTGACCGTGAGGCTGCCCGTGACCGTCAGGTTGCTGGAGATCGTGCCGCCCGTCAGGGGAAGGTAGTTCGCCAACTGCGACGAGACATCCACGGCAGCTACGGCAGAGTCCACGTAGCTTTTGGACGCATACACTGAAGGCCCACCGATTGCGATGACGCTGGTGGCAGACCCGCCAGCACCGCCCGTGCCAACGCCAATGAACAGCGTGCCGCCGCCGGCCACGCCTTCGCTATAGGAAAGCTCTGCGTTTTGCAGCGTCGTCGGTGCCGCCGATCCTGTGGACCGCTTGATGCGAATGGTGTTCGCCATGTCAGTAGTTGCCCCCGTCTAAGAGTTGTGGTTCGTTAATTGCGGTGACTTCAGTCCATGTGGTCAGGTTTGCGTTGAGCCGCCACGCCTTCTGTGTGTCGATCACCCAGACCAGCATGCCCGCCTCTCGCCTCAGAGCCGGGATTGCGTCTCTCTCGGCTACGTCTGCCACGCTGCGGTAGCCGCCCTTGCCGTACTTTGCCTCGTGCGATGCGTGCGTATCGGTCGTGTCGAACGGCACGACCGGCGCGAGTACGTTGGTGCCCTTGATGCTTGACATACGTCATGTCACCACGAGATTGACGGTGCCGGTGATCGGATACGTTGAGCGGTAGATGCCATAGCTCGTCGCAGCCTGCCCGGCGAACGTGATCGTCCGCTGCGTGGTCTCCCAAGCGGAAGACGTCAGACCGCTGACGGCGAAGACAGGTACGCCGAAACTCGTCGGAAGAACGACGTAGATATACGCAGTCTGTGCGGTGATCGTGCGGGACTGTGCCCGAGAGCCGCCGAGGTCATTAGCGAGGCTGGCGACGATCTGTGCGTCAGTGATAGTCGCCGCAGCGAATGAGCCCCAGAATCGACGCCTGAGCGTCGGAGCGACCTGTGCCGCCTCGGCAGTGGCAATCGTGTGAACACGCACCGTCTGCCGGAATGCGTCGCCGTAATGAAACACCGGGACGCCACGCGGGCTCGTCACTTCATAAGTGATGTCAACGCCGTTGATGGTGTCAACAATCTTGTCGTGCCGCAGCGGCTCGCCAAACGGCAGCGTGCCCGCCTTGATGACGAAGTCACGCGACTCCCACTGCTCTATCACGCCGGAAGTGCCCTGCGACTCAAAGCGGCTTGTGCCAATCGTGGCACTGACTGTGCCGTAGTCAGCCCCGCGAGAGTAGCGGACAGACCGCGACGCACTCGCCGACAACTGACCGGCGAGCCAAGACGCACCGCTGGCGAGCATGTCGGGCATAGAGGCACCTCTGACTACAAGACCGCCGGCGGCGCGGAAAGGATGAACGCTGCCGCCGGCGGCTTGCAGTGGGACGGGAATCAACCGACGTTGAGGATGACCATCACCGACGCATCGCCCGACGCAGCCGCAGCAGCGGCCTTGCCAGCCCGCTTGTGCGTGCTGGCAGTCGTGGTGACGACGCTGTTGGTGGCATCCCAGTAAAGGAGCGCACCCTGCGAGACAGCACCCGAAGCCTTGGCGATGCTCCACACGCCATCAACCGACACCGCACCCAGCGCGTTGGCGGCGATTGCACGAGGGGCCACGGTCACGAGATCAGCGAGAAGGACGACATCGCCAGCGGCAACAGCAGCCGAAGGCGTGTAGTCGATGAGACAGCCAGCCTGAGAATAAGAAGCCATAGATCACCTACTTTCTGGGAATGGAGTTGGTTGGAATCATGCCGCCGGGCGGGCTTGGGCTCCCGCCCGGCGGTCACGGTTTGTCAGATCACGAAGCGTCAGCCTTCACGCCGGCGAGGTATTCGGCCTTCGCCACACCTACGTCGAAGTAACCCCGCATCTCGACACCCAAGACGTTGAAATTGGCTTCCGCCGTCTCAACGATGGGGGACTGGACGCCGTTGAGGAAAGCCACTTCCATCACCGGCAGATCAGCCGGAGACGCAAGCAGGTAGTAGTCCTCGGCACTCGACAGGTAGCTTGTCGAGACGACCTGATACCGACCGGCGAGCACGTTGCGATCCGGGGCAGCGGACGAACCGCCGACCAAGAGCGACGAGCCCATGATCTCAGCCGCAGCGAGTTCCAGATCAGCCGGAACGAGCAGCACGCGGGGATCGACAGCAACCGGGTTGCCGTCCGGGTCTTTCAGCTTGCGGAACATCGTGGCAATGGCCTTGAGGTTCGCGAGGGAGAGAGCACCGGCGGTGTTCTTCTTGTTGCCACGACCCGTGGTGAAGAACGTCGAATCGTCTTGGAACGAAGCCCAGAACAGATCGTTCAGAGCAAGAGCGCCGCCACGACCCAACCGCTGAGGCGCGGCAGTCAGGGCACCGAGGTCATCGTTGATCAGGTCAGTGCGAGTGACGCTGGTCATGATGCCGTAGGTCTCCGCCGAGATCGTCCGGCTCTCATCGCTGAAGCCAGAGTTCTTGATCTCGCCGCCGTTGGCGACCTTCTGGAACTTCATCCCGCCGTTGAGCCGGTAGCTCGTGACACTGCGGAAATCGTTCACGCTTCGCACAGACGAGATCGACCGCCACGAGCTCTCAACGCCGTTGAAGCCAGCGAGGAGGAACTTGTTCACGGTGCTCGACAGGATGCCGCTGATGCTGTGGGTCGCCCACGCAGCAGCGAGGATCGGACGCAGCGTTGCAGCCGACACACGGCGAGGACCGACGTAGCCGCCTTCCTCAGCAGCCGAGAGCAGCACTTCGCCGAGGCTCGTGGTCCGCTGGATCTTGCCAGCGGCTTCGAGGGTCTTGGCGTCGTACTGCTTCTCGACATTCGGCAGGCCGCCTTGGAGGGCGAACGCTGCCTCGATGACTTCGGGCGTGCGAGCGGTCGGCTGCGCCATGTGAACGGCAGGAGCCGCAGGACGCTCGTCGCGGGTGGCGATCAGCTTTTCCATCTGTTCGACTTTCTTCGTGA